TTAGTAGTTATCGTCGTTAATTGCTGCGCTTGCTGATCATTAACGCCTGATACCTCAGTGATCTGTGTGCCAAGCTCACTGGCTTTGGCAATCAGTGCATTGGTTTGTTTTGTGTCTTGAGCAGCTATGGCTTGTGTACGTGCGTTAGCTTCAGCTTGAATAGCATTGGATCGAGTCGTAGCTTCAGCCTGAATAGCGTTACCACGAGCAGTTGCTTCAGCGGCGACCTTATTAGCAGCGTCAGTACTGGCACTATCAATCGCTTGAGATTTAGCCGTATCAATATCATCTTGCAGACTATCAATCAGTGATTGAGACAGTTCAGTTTCAGTGATTTGACCATTGATGCTCTCGACAATCTGCGAGGTATCGCTACTGCATTGACCGCTTACCGTCACCCAATCGCCGGCATTCCCTTGCTCATCGATCAAGCGTAACCAAAAATGGTGGGTCTCAGTAAGCTTAACGCCGTTTTGCGTAAAAGTATCAGTAGGATAAGATAACGTCGCTACCTTCGTTGCAGTCGCTCTATCCGCCGTTTGGCTGCGATAAATCTCAATCTTGGCTTTATTGATGACAGTAGTGGGATTCGTCCAATCGAGCTTGATAGCAAATAGCTCAGGCGTGGCTTTTAGTCCGCTAATATCATAATCGATTGACCATTCTTTAATGACCGCTTCGGTCAGCTCACCGCTTACTGATTTGCCTCGGATTTCGGCTCTATAGTTGCCATTTGACAGACCTTTGAGCTTAATCTCGGCGGTGTCTTGCGTGTAGCTTTTGTATAACTCACCATCTTTGTAGACTTTAATGAGATACTGGACAGCATTAGTACCTTCCCACGATACGACCAGCTCATCGCCGTCTTTTGAAACACGGCCGTAGCTGACTTGTGGCTTGTGCTTGGTCGCAGTATCGTCTTGCTCAAAAGTAACGCCCTGGTCAACGATGGCTTCTTTGTTTTCGTCATGTTGTACGGCGCTGATGGTGTAAGTACCGTCACCCTCAGCGATGCTTAAAGCTCTAAATAAACGCGGTTTAACATCCGTTTTAGTGGCGCTAAAAACGCCCAGTTGCTCAATGCCAACTGGGGTATCTAATAGCGTAATGGTGTTGTCCTGGACAGCGGTGACGTTGACAATTTTGCTTTGCCCGTCAGCATAATAGCGGATGCTATTAATGGCACTCATGGCACGGTCAACGGTGATAGTATTGCCAGTGACGGACAGCACCCGGCCGCCGATCATATCGCCTGCATAATCGTTATCTGCAATCTCAATAATATCAAACGGCAAGTGTCGGATGCCTTCACGGCCGACACTAAAGCTAACCATCTGCCGCTCACGGATGGAGGTTTCAATCAGCCATTTACCCACACGCGCGGCTTGCCCACGGCTAGTACAACCAAAGGCGGTAATTTGCTTAACATTGAGGCCGTAGCGCTTGATAGCGTCATCATTTGCTACGTACTCAGTCTTGGTGGCGTAGTTGTCGGTTTTGTCATTGTATTTGACGTGGACGGCGGTAAAGATGGTCTTTTGCGCGGCTCCAGAGTACGCAAACATACCGTCAACGACATTGGCATTACTATAAGTAGCAGTAGGGTCTTTTTTGGCATCTTGCAATGCCGTGACCATCTGCCCATCCCACACGGCGATGCCACGAAACACGCTTGCTAAGTCATCAAGCAGAGCTTTAGCGTCTCTTGGCTCGCTTAGATACGCATTACAAGTAAAGCGTGGCTCTTCACCGCCAAAGCCATCAGGGACGATTTGGTCACAGTATTTAGCGATTTGGTACAGCGACCATTTATCACAGCCAAACTCACCCAGACGGTCGCCCAAGCCATAGCGCTTATCGGTCACCAGATCATAAAACACCCACGCTGGGTTATTAGTCCAAGCGGTCTTAAACTCGCCAAGCCAAACGCCCTCATACGTGCGGGTGATGGGGTCGTAATTGCTGGGTACTTTGATCTGTGTCCAGCGATTGCGATATGTGCGCGTGGGAATTTTGCCACCAAACTGCGCTGAGTCGATCTCAAGTCCAACGACCACAGAATTAGGGTAGTTAAATTTAGCATCAATCGACTCAACATAGCTGACCCAGTGAGTAGCATTACTGACTTTATCAGTCGTGCTGTCTGGCGTATTGCGCTGCACACTGATGTTAAAGGGGGTATCTGGTAGGTCAGTGAGTGTCACGTCTTGATGATAGGCAGAAGTGGTTTTACCAGAGATAGTAACGGGATAGCTTTTAGTGCCACACATGACTGTCAATGACACAGAGCCGCCCACGCGGTCGCCCTTATCTGTCATCGTAACCAGTGACCCAAGCGCCAACGTGACTCGCACGCTATCGACTAATGGGTCAGTGATAGTACGAGTAATCGGCGTATCTGCTTTAACTTCAGTGCCAACCGATACTATCTTGTCGGTGCTATCAAATCCTGCCAGATAGTCTTGATTGTGCGTTCCCGGTAACGCAGACACACGTATGCCAGTGAAGTTGTAAGTACCATCGCTATTTTGGATGGGCGTATTATCAAGATAGATGTTTTTAAATGTCACGTCTTGACCTGCCACGCCTTCGCATAGCAAATCAATGATTTTGAGCCTTTGCGCTGACTCTAGTGTATTTGGCTTCTCAATCGGCGTATGTCCGCCGCCGCCGCCTTTGCCGCCTCCACCCATTAATCTACCCTTACTGTATAGTTAGTTGCTATTACGCTATCGTCATTTGTATCTAAGTTATAATTCTCAAAAGGCACTGGCACATGATAATCACGAGTTTGTACCAGCTCAGCCGCAGGTTTTGCTGCTTCGTCACCGCTGACCTTATAACTCTCGATTGATTGCGATATGACCTTGCTGCCGATCATAATGTCGCCATAAGCCACCGGCACGCATGAGCCTTGAGCGGTATTATTGCCGAGACTACTAAAAGACGATGAGCGTGATTTGTCCGTATTACTAGTATCACCAAAGCTCGGTTGTTTTGTTAGCATTTGAGACACGCCGCCAAGTACCATACCGATACCCGCCGTGAGTAATCCTGTTGAGAATGCGCCCATAGCGGCCAGTGAGGCACCGCCTGTGAAAAAGGCTGCACCAATCATGGCCGCACCTAAGATAATCTGGCCATACTTACCAGCACCTGCGATTTCTGGCACGATATGGATAACGTCGTTATCGTTTAAATCACGACTAAAGTCGGTGTCGATACTGTCATCGGTCACATCCCGTTTAGCAACACGGACAAAGTAACCACCATCCGCGATACGCCTTTGCAGACCATCAATTTGAGTAAATAACGCACGCATGGCCTCGCTGGTGGTTGCCACATGCAAGTCAAAGCGCGTGCCAAAGTCGGTTAAATCACCGTATAGTCTTACGATTGCCATATTGTTTGTGCCTCCAAATCATTAGCGATAGCTGTCATCATGTCTGGTCGCCACTCTTTATGTCGCCAGACTGAGTGCATGGTTTTATGCCAGACGTCACAAAAGCCCTCACGCCGTGATAATCCGCCGTATGGGTGATGCAAAACTTGCTCATCGCCCAAATAGATACTGGCGTGGTTGGCGTTACCACGGATGGATGTCAAAATCACATCGCCGGGCTGCATATCTATCAGCTCAACTGGATAAAACCCGGACTTAGGGAAGTTAACGATAAAAGCATTGTCGGCTATTTCTTGCGCCTCGCCTTTTCGCTTATATTCCATAAGCTTAATGCCGCATAGCATATAAGCATCTTCTACTAGCGAGTAACAATCACGCTTGCCATAGTCAAAAGTGCGACCACGCAATAATGGCGCATAGCGATATTGCAGTACTCGCCATTGATCAGCGAAAAAGGCCAGCCACCAATCACAACGCATCTTGTGTTGAGCTTGACGGTCTGCACCGCTTAAGTAGCGCTGACCTTGCGGGTGCGAATGCACGACAGCATCAGCAGGCTGCCAAGCGTCTGTGCTTATACGAAAAGTCTCGCTTGGGTCATCGGCAACGTTGTCACAGGGGATATAAGCGTCATTGACGATTAGGCCGCAAGACTCGTTAGGGTAAGCTTGCTTAGCATGATTGATGATTTGATGCGCTAAACTCATAACTTATCAACTCCCACAAAGCCACCAAAGGGCAAAACCGCTTTACGGCCAAATCTAGCACGGCAACCTTGCAAGCACTTACTACATTTATCTTTTGTCATATCACTGGTAGGCTGATCGTACTCGTCGGCTACCGCATGGCCGGTATAGCCACAGCCATCACCTCTATACACCCAGTTGCACGTATTAGCCACAATGATACGCCGAGGCAGCACAGCGCCGTCAGTCTCACTGGGCACGGCCAACTCAAAAGTAGCGCTTTGATTGTTAAGCGCTGAGTAGCGCTCAATGACGTACCGTGATACTAATTGCTGGTTTGGGTCTGCATTGACGTTACCACCGGTAAAGTTACTAGCGTCTAAATGCTGGGCGTAGACTTGGCGACGGGTCACAATCGCGCCGACGCCGCCTTGGTAGTCCTCGATGACCGCGGTCACGAGGCCGTAGAGGTTAGACAGCGTGATATTGGGGCGATTGCTTGCCCCCGTGCCTTTTAGCTCAAAGCCGTCTGCTTGTATCGGGTACGGCTGATATGGCACGCCTTGCCAAATAATGGACTGACCCAGCTCATTGGTTTGATTACAAAAATGAAAGACCTCACCACCAAATTTGGTCAAGTCGATATCAAACAAGTCGAGCAATACATCTTGCTCAAGCTTGGTGATGGCTTGGCTTTGCTTTGGGGTTAACTCTCTCATCGTGGTGACTCTTTGTTTTTAAGGATTCGTAGCTGCGGACTCAGTGGCTGCAATATCGACGGACTCAAACCCAAGCTCAATGCTCAAAACATCATCTGCAAATGTCAGTACAAATGCGTTGACCTTCTTGCCCTGATACATGAATGCGTTAATTTGGCCTTCAGCCCAAGCGGTAATCTCTGCTTGCAGCTTAGAGATACGACCTTTTCGTACATTTTCCTCTGCTGTAATGACCTCAAAATCGCGGTATTGGTCGTCATAAGCGATACTGATGTTTGCTGCGCCTGCCTTATCCCAAGTGTCTTTTGTATGATAAAAGTTCATCAAGACTAGTAATTCATCGACAGTTAGGGTTTTAGGTGTGGTTTTAGGATTGCTCATAGTTTTCTCCGGTGTTTGATAGTTATGCGCGGACTTGATGCATCGTCCATTGTAGTGACCATTTTGCGCCGCCTTGCGGGCTACGTGAGATACTTTTGGCGATATACTGACGCAATGGCTCATCGCTTGTGACACGCCATAAAAACGGCGTTACCGTATGCGCATCTAAAAAGGCTTTGATGGTATCGATGGTGGCTTTGGGGCCGACTTTACTGACTTGCCAATGTTCAAGGCGCGGGGCAAGTCCATTAGGCGCACGCTGAATAAAGCCGTCACCAAATTGCACGGTGCGGACGTCATCGTCAGTGCTGCCTGTGCCCTGCAATGCGATATCATAAGTAAATGTATTCATGATACTTAGATTAACAGTATGTTTATCAAGCGGTTATTAAAGTGATTTACTGATTTTTGGACATAAAAAACCCCCTTTAACGGTTGCTTAAAGGGGGTTTGAGTTAGTATCTAAGCATCAAAGCGTTATTTCATTTTCGACTTCATACAGTCCAGATAATAGCTGTTGGCAAACTCGTCAGCTGCTTTGTCTTGGTATTCAGCAGTTGAGTATCTAGGAGCATCATAAGCACGCATGACAATCTCCATCATTAGATTTTTGTGCTTAGCATCTGTGCTTGGATCATTGACGAAAACATCCATCATATCTGTTACAGGTACTCCCACTTGTCGATTTTTCATCATTTGTCTAGATAGCTCCATGACAGATCGGCAAACACTATCATCAATACCACTCTCTGACGCTTGAGCATACATTGGTGCTGTCATCGTTGCCGATATGACCACCGCTAATAATATTTTCTTAATCACAATACAACCCTCTAAAAGCCAAATAAATGTCCATAGTACACGAATTATCGAGCTGCTAACATCCCCCCAGGTCGCATCTCATTTTGCAGTGTTTGCAGTACCACCGCTTTTAGCGAGTCGGCAAGCTGCTTACCATCACGGCTGCTGGTCTGCACATCAGTACTTGTACCCTCATTGCTGATATGTACATCAATCTGCACTTGATTGACCACACCTGCCGATTGGCTTGATTGCTGATTACCAAAGACTTGTACGCCAAGCTTGCCATTGGGGCCACGGGTCAGCGGCATAACTGCTTCAGGGCCTGCCTCACCCATGACGCCAAGGCCGCCTGCATGACGAAACGCCGTCGGTTTATTAAAGATATCGCCATTTGCATAGTACTGAATGCTATGTGTATTAAATGCACCGCCTTTTGCCAGTGCCAACAGGCCACTACTACCAAACGCGCCACCATCTGCGAACATACCTACGGCTGCTTTTGCCAAACGTAACATAGCGAACTGAATTAGCATCTTACTAATGTCTTGTAAGATCGAGCCAGCTAAGTCTTTAAAATTGCCTTTACCTGTGGTGACAAAAGCAGCTAAGCTATCGCCCATCTTATTAAATGCGCCAGTCGTCGCCTGTGTCATGGTCTCATTGAGACTTTGCGCACCATCGACCAGACTTTGAAACCCTGACTGCATGCCGCCGACCCAATCATTATCCTTGAGCTGTTGTTGTTGCTCACGCAGGGACACTTGCGCATCACGTAGCGCCATGGTTTGCGCAATCTCTTGATCTAGTAATTGCTTGCCTTTTTCAGACAGACCCTGCTTAATCCACTCCGCTTGATTGAGTAAATCATATTCAAAGCGTAGGCGCTCAATCTCTGAAGCTTTTTTGCCGATCAGTGAGGTCTCAAATTCGTAGTCAGCGAGTCGTGATTGATTGTCGCCGGCAAAACGCGCCAGGCTATTGGTCTCGTTTGTTTGTGCTTGAGCCACTTTATCTAGTAGCTGACCTCTAGCCATGAGCCATTTTTGACTTTCCTTATCCTGAGCAATCAGATCTTCTTTGATTCTATAATACTCACGCAGCTCATCAAGTACGCTGTCTTTGATACCGGGGAACGCACCGTTTTCACGGTCATAATCAAAGGCGGCTAATTGACTGTTATTACCAAATAGTGCGATGTCTTTTTTGAGACCCGCCATGGTATTGCTGACATTTTGGGCTAAGTTTAGAGCTGCTCGTACTGCCTCACTTTCTTTTGCCTTAATACCTAAACCTAAACCAATAGACAGCCACTCACCAAACTTCTTGAACAAGCGAGACGGTGAGCGAATGATAAAGAAGTTTTTGACCGTATCGCTGACGCTACTGGCCAAGTTTTTGGCGACACTGATTGCGCCACTAATTTTGGCTTTGACGCCATTGATTAAGCCTTGTACCGCATCGATGCCGATGTTGTATAGCTTGGACGCAAGACCGCCAAACGCTTTAGCAATGTTAGCCACACCGCCTGTAACGATACTAACCGCATTTTTTAGACCACTACCAATGATAGTCACAAAGCCTGCAATGTCACCACGGGCTAAGGCTTTAATCGCATTAAAAGCCGTTTTAATCGTGTTTTTAACCAGCTCAAAACCGGTATTAAAGACGGTAGCGATGACAGTAATAGAGGTGCTAAATACCGCCTTGATGACGGCAAAGCCACTACTGACCACACCTTTTATCACATCAAATGAGGTGGTAAAAATGCCCTTGATAGTTGCCCAACCAGCGGTAAATACTGCCGACACCAACCCCATGGTGACTTTGACATTAGGCGCTAAAAAGTCAAAAGCCGCGCCTGCCCAGTCTTTGACGGTGGTAAATATCTCTTTGATATTGCCAAAAGCTTCTTGTACCGGCGCAGGCAGAGCGTTAAAGACCTCGATAGCTTTGGCTTTGATGGTGTCCCAGTTACGATAGAGCAGTACGCCCACCGCCACCAAGGCGCCAATTGCCGCTACTGTCAAAAAGACGGGACTGGTAACAAGCGCAACAGCAGCACCAAAGCCTGTGGTCACGGCTGTCGCCAATGTACCAATGGCTGTCCAAGCAGCAACCGCACCATTGAATAATAAGAACGCACCAGCGGCCGCGCCAATACCACTTGCCAGCGGGATGATAATCTCTTGATTGGCTTCAAAAAAGTCAGTGACTTGCCCGACAGCGTCCCCAGTTTGTGCGGCAAGCTCTTTTAGGCGACTAAAGCCATCGCCCACTGCTTGTAGCGCAGTTTGCAGCCGCTCAGCATTCTCAGGTGTGTTAAGCGCATCCATAACACGCCCAATGCCACCAGTTGCCTGCGATACAAAACCCTGTAAGTTGCCAAACGCTTCAGCGATAGTCGCTATCGTACTTTTAAGCTTGGCGGCGTTCTCAGGTGTCTTTAGCGCATCTGTCATACGTGAGAGACCATCAGCAGATCTTACGACGATATCTTTTATCGCATCACCAATGCCGGACTGGACGACTGCAAGTTTAAAGCTGTTAAAGTTGTCGCCTAAGTTACTAATCGCACCGTCTAACGTTTTAGCGCGGTTTGCCATAGCATCGCCAAACTTTTTTTCACCGATCGCTAACAGATACTCTTGGATTTCTTTAGAGTTTTTGGCGACCGTGGTAGTGACACCTTGGAAGGTAAACGATACTTGGTCACCTTGTTGACTGGCTTTGATACCAAACTCTTTGAGACGTTCAAACTCAAACGTAGAGGCGTCTGCTACTGCCTCAATCATCTGATTTAAGTCTTTACCCATAGCAGCCGCAAAGTTGCCGTAGCTCTGCATACTGCGCATGCTAGGGTCTAAGCCTAGGTTTTTCAGCTGTACAAAGCCTTGTACTGATTGCTCAAGCGCATACGGCGTGGTGGAGGCAAACTTGGTTAGCTCATCAAATGCAGCGGCGGCTTGCTTGGTACCGCCAGTGGCTGTGATCAGCTGAGAGTTTAAGACATCGAATTGGCGCTGGGTGTCGATCAAAGAGTTGAGACTTAACGCACCGGCTAACGTACCGACCACACCGCCAAACATAACGGCTTTTTTAGCCGCGCTCGCTAAAGTACCGCCAAAGCCTCTTACGCGCTGCTGCAAGCTGCTGGTACTGCGATCAGCCCGTCTTGATGATCTGTTTAAATCATCTAACCCATTATCTAGATCATCTAGCGTGCGTATCGCCGCCGTACCATCGGCTGATATGACCAGCCCAAAGCGCAATTCTTGACTCATTACCTA